TGTGGTAGGTCGGGCCAGGTGGTAAGCGAACCCCGGGCGGGCGAGCCGAGACCCCGCCGGGGTCGAGGACTCGGAGTTAGCTAACTCCGAGAGCTTTCTTGACCTCTGCCAGCTTATCAGCCGGTACAGTGTCCAAGTACTCGTAAGCGTTGTTATCAGTGCTATCCGGCAGAGCCTCGATAGTCACTTCGTACTGGATAACGCTAGAGTGGGTGAACTTGACGTCACCGGAGACAGAGATCTGACCGATCGGGATAACCTCACGGATGAAGGTGTTCTCGTCGAGCATCTCCAGGGTGTAGGATGCACGAGGCGCAGGTTTAGCATTGATTTTCACTGCAACCTTGCCATCGTGCTTACCAGCCTCCGGGGGAGTGATGGTGACATTCTCCTCACCAACGATGGACTTCAGAGTGGTAGCCGATGCTGACTCCATGTAGCTGAACTTGTAGCTGACAGAGAAGTCCGAGCGAACGACCTTCACTACCTGACCACCCCATGCCTTGATCTTGTCATCAGAGGCGTCAGTAGTACGGGTAACACCATCCTCAGAGATGAACCCCTGAGGAACGAAAGCCGCGTTCAGCCTAGTAGTAGCATCAGTGGGTAGGGGGGTGCCGAGCGGCGCACGGGTTACCCCGCCGGTCGCCTTGAGGGGCTTACCAGTAAGAATAGCGGTAACACCCGAGAGCGGTTCTGCCATGTTATCTCCTAATTACTTTCTTGGGTTGAAGGGCGCAACCAGAAGCGAGCGCTAAAAGTGTACGCTGGTATCTTCCGGTCTGCCTCTGGGTTCCATTGTGGAAAATCGTTAATACTCTGTGGAACGACAGTCGAATCCTGTCCTATCCAGTCATGCAGCGCCTCCCACACCTGCCGGGAGAGGGTCTCTGCATCCTCGCGGGTCGCTGCACGAACCTCGAACTGGAGGAACGAATCAAGGAACGCACCCATATACAGAACCCGAGACCCGAGGTCATTGATAATGAGGCACGGCTGTCGGTAGTCATACGAGTCGCTATCAGGCTCCTGCAAGAATATGCGGGTACGGAGCCGGGGCGCAAGATGCGAGCGAGCCGTTACAGCCGGATCACTGAAGCTCATTCTTCCCCTTTCCGTATGTTCTTGAGTAGCGAGTTGCGCTTACGATTATCACGGGCAGCCCAGCCGGTAGCCATCACAGAGACAGCACCACGGGGTCGCTCCAGGACAAGATCTGTCACCTTGTACCCAGTGACCTGCCCGTTACGGGACGCGGCTTGAGCGATCGCTTTAGCGCGGCGCTCCAAATCAGCACGGACCGGAGGTGACTCGCGCAGACGGCGGAACGCCTCCTTATTGAGCTTAACCTTGATGTGAGATTTAGCCACGACGCACCTTCAACTTTACTTCAGTCATAAATGTGGCACCTGTAAAGACGTTAGCAACGTTCCAACCAACTCCCTGAGGGACACACTCAACCGCGACTCCCAGCCGGGGGTGTGTGATAAGGAACTTGTCCTCAGTCGCGACAGTGTAGCTGGAGGGGAGGTAGAGTGTAGCAACGACATCGGGAGAGACGGCGATGCCCTGACCGTTCTCCCCAGATGTCGGTACATCGAGGATGAACCCTTCCACGGTGACCGGCGGGTCCCAGGTACGTACCGGGGACCCGTACCGATCCGTAGCGCCATTCGTTGATGCTCGGAGGTACTGCACTACCGGGGGTGTATGCCCGCCGGGTTGAATCAAACTTATCATATTGCCTCGGTCTTCAAACGATATGGCGCAAGAGCCTCCTTCTCGCTATCGGAGAGGGAGAACCCAAGTACATCCCCATTCCTCGACAGGTATCCCACGCCTTGCGTTCCTGCTCTCTGGTACGAGAGTGGCGCGGCGGGGAGGGCAGCGAGTCGAGCCTTGACACGCTCAAGTACCAGAGCGAGCTCAGGTGCTTGCGGAAACCCGTGCTTAAACTCAACCGTCACTGCCTTATCACCTGCTGGGGGTTGGTAAGAGGGAGAGAAGGTCACCCACCCATCCTCAGAGAAGGTCCAATCATACAGATCCCTCCCGTGGGTCGCTACCCGGTGCACCTCGGCAAGGCGAAGCGTCGGGATAAAGAGCCGACCCCCGCCGGAGTAGTCGAACGACCGAATCTCGTTCACCTCAGGGGTGACGTGCCAACCACAGTACGCGCGAATCATCGAAGTGATCGCTTCTTCCTGCGAGGTCGCGGCGGGGATAGGTGGGTAATTCATGGGTTAACCCTTCTTCTCTTCCTTCTGCTCAGTCTGTACCTTCGGTTTAGGACCTGGCTTCTTGCGCTCAGCGGGCTTCTCTGCGGGAGCGGCGGGCTTCTTCTGGTTATCAACCAGAACAGCTCCAATCTCCTTCGCGGTCTCCTCAGTCAGCTGAACGTGGTAGTCCAAACCGTTGACGTTAACTTTGTATACCTTCATGGGGTTACTCCTAGGAACCGAGGGTCAGTTCAACGAATGCATCGGGACGACGCACAGCAAGTGCGAGGCGCTCCTCAGCAAGGATGGTGAACTGGTTCTTGGTGAAGTCATCACGGTCAGCATTGCTGGTCTCTACACGGATACCGCCCTTACGGTACACGGTAGCAGCAGCCTGACCCGCACCAATCAGCACCTTGCCCGCCGGGATGGAGGTGGTCTGGATGGTGTTCAGACCCCACAGCGGCGGATCCTGAAGGATACCACCGACACCGTACTGACCCTGGAAGGGACCACCAGCGAGGTACTGACCGTTACCATCCTTCTGCAGACGGAACTTCTCGTAATCCGCCGGGTTGATGACGATACCATCAGCACGGAGACCGGTCTTGGTGAAGACAGCGTTCATGGACTCGTAGACGGCATCCAGGTTACCAGCAGCGTTAGCCGAGGTCTTCTTCTGGACACCCTCACGGTTCAAGAGACCCTTGATCTTCTGACCGGTGCCATCACCATTCAGGAGCTGAGCTTCCTCAGCAACGAGCAGCTGGAACAGGAGGCGGTTATTGATCTCGGAGACGAGGAACTCAGCATCCTCAGCCATCTCCATAGAGAGCTTGATCCAGCCGGCGAGCTTCTTCAGAACCTCAGTCACCTCGGTGTAATCCGGAGGAGTCATGCCAGGCTTATCAGCGCCCTCAGCAATCATGCCGAAAGTGCCGTTGGTCGAGTCATCCCACACCTTCTCCACGAAGTAAACGATCGCGTTGGAGGTGATGGTACCACTACCGAGCCAGCTTGCGATGGTAGGGCGCTGCGCGTAAGCAGTGACAATGTTGCGGTCAATATCCGGGGTGACCAGGTGGGATGCAGTCGACTGGAGGTTATCCAGCTTAATGACATCACCAGCAGCCTTCGAGCCAGTGAACTCCGGCATATCGAAGGGGTTCACGCGGTTACCGGACTTCAGACGTGCCAGCACACCAGAGGACTTAGCACCCTGGACGAAGTAATCACCGATAGACTTAGCCTGAGTAGCAGAGTCACCGGTGAAGGTGTCTTCCTTCGCGGGAAGCGCGGGCGTACCCAGAGATTTCACCATAGCGGATGCCTCCTCTGCCGATTTCATGCGAGAAATCACATCATCAGTCGCAGCCTTCAGTCCGTCGAACTCCTGCTGCTCTTCCTCAGTCAGTGCCTCGCCCTCAGCGAGCTTCTTTGCGAAAGCGGTGCTCTTTGCGAGCAGCTCATCACGCTTTTCAGCCAATGTCATAGTAAGTTACCCTTCATAATGGATAGTCGAATAATGTTCAGTTCCGCTTCAGCTGCCATCGCCAGAACACGCGAATTGTCCATCGGCGCATCCTTGGTGTTGGGGCTTTCGCCCTCCTCCACCGTGTGCACCTCAGGGTCCTCTTCACTACTGCCTTGGTCCTCTGAAGGGTCTTCCTCTGTAACGTCGAGGGGCGTGGTTCCCCGCCGGGGGTCTTCCGCCTTCACGTCCAAGACCTCGGTCGATTGATTCGCGCCAACAGGCACCACCGACACCTCGAAAAGCTTCAATTTAGTGAGGAGAGTGATGTACCGCTCCATCTCCTCATCTGCGTACGGTTCCTCTGCCTCCACCAGGTACGTGAAGGACATCTGTCGCACGAGACCACGCTTCAGTAGCGAGTACACCTGAGCACCCATCGGGTTCTCCAGGTCGAGCTGGACTCGCACGAATAACCCGTGCTCATCCTCGTATGCCTCTTTAGTCCAACCGATGCACAGCTGGGGGTCGTCTAGCATGTGGTTCCAGTAGCACGGAACACCAGACCCGCCGGGTCCATACGAATTCAGTGATTCCGCGAATGCGCCCGGCTTGACGATATCGCCGTGGAGGTCCACATTGTTGAAGACTGATGCGTACCCTGTGAATTCACCAGCCGCCTCACTGTCCGGCGCAGGAGCCACCTCAACAGTAACTGCTTTACGTTTAATCCCCATGGTTTACCCATTTCTCGTGTAGTTCCTTCGCCTTCGCTTGCCACTCAGGGAAATCTGTCAAATCAGAGCCAAGCTCCCTAGTTAGGCGGGAGGTGAGCGCCGGGCTTTGTCCTTTCGACGCAATAACCCGCCGGGCGCGGGCGGAATGCCGAGTCAAAACCGCCTTCACCGCCTCTGGAGGCTCGATCTCGTCTGTCACGTCGGGGTCGGTCGCCGCCTCAGTGCTGGTTTCTTCAGTGGACTCCTGTGGTCCTTCAGATAGGTTGAGGGGCACAACCAGCTCATCCCCGCCGGGTATGGCGGGCAGGTTGTTAGCACGACGTATCTCGTTACGGGTCATGTACGGAGCACCGACCGCCGCACTCGCTACCGCAGCTTGCTCCTCGAAGGAGCCACGGAGCTTCTCCTCAATATTGAACTCAACCATGTGGGAGCGGGGGTCAACCCCAAGCATCGGCAGCAGGAACACGTTCAGTCGCTGCTCAATCATGCGGAGCGTCGGTCCAAGCGTGTTGGTGTAGAGCGACTTGGAGAATTCCTTAGCGTTGCTGTAGTTAGCGTTGTCCAACACGCCGACCATGACCGGGTTCACCTGGAACACCTGAGCCACAGTGATGATAGAGAGTTTGACGGACTCCGCCCACTGCTCATCTGCCGAGTTGAACTGCGACGACTCCAGCCGCATCCCCTCTTCGAGGATCGGTGTCCCGCCGGTGCGGGAATTCTCTGCCGTAAACTCCTCAAACATCTTCAAGAACCGCTTACGATCCGCATTCGCCCACGCCGGTGCATCCGACGGGCGGGAGATGTAGTTGCCTACCCTGCCAGCACGCCGCCACACCTGCGAGCGGTGACGGCGAGCTTGGTACTGCTCATCGAGAATGAGTCGAAGCGTCTCCACAACAGAGGACGACTTCCCTGCCAGGGGGTTCCAGCCCTCGAAAGCAAGCACATTCTCTGGTGAGAACTTGACCGCCTTATCCGGCGAGTCCGGAGGGGAGACAACGTACTGTTTAGGCTCCCAGTATGTGGAGTAATCCACCTTCACCCACGAGGCGGGGAAGGGCTGGATAGCCCAACCCGATGGAGTCGATGTAGACTCATACACAAACCAGTACGCCCTATTGTGTAGCGCAAGGTTGCCAATAAGGTCGTACATCAGGTCGAAGGTCGTCATGTGGGAGTTCGGTTGACGGATGACCGCCGCCACCACGGACTCACGGTCACGTTTCCGGTCGTCCCCGGACAGCACGAAGGAGTGAAGACCTAGTTGAGCTACGTTTCTTGCTAGGAAATCCACCACAGTGCGTAAATGCGGCTGCGTACGCCACATCTGCTCAGGGGTGAGGTTCAATGGCTCCGGGGCAGGTCCCCAGCCGGGGGATGTAACCACGACTTCTCGACCCATGAAGGTCGTTACAGCGCGGGACAGCCCACCAGAGAGCGCTCGGGTAATAATTTCACCAGCTGTAGCCATAAACTAGGTTCACCTCCACCATTCGTCGTATTCTGGATCGGAATACACCGATTTCTTGTCTTCTTCATTGTCCTGTAGGCGCAAAAGCCCCCATAGAGCGAAAGTTGCCGCACAGAGGGGTGCTATATCGACCGGCGAGCGCTCCCTGTTCCACGACCACACGTCTCCATAGTACTTCTTTACCGCTTCTTCCAGTGGTTTACGGAGAATCGGCTGATCTCGCCACGAAACCTTATGCTGCTCGACTCGTTCAGCGAACTGTGCACACGCCGCAGGGAGGTTTGATGCCTCGCACGGGGTGAACACGATCCCCTGCCGGAGGAGTGGCTCCCGATAACTAGAGATTGGTGCGCCCTTACCCTGGAGAACGATATCTCGAGGGGTAAAATTCAGTTGATTCTCTAGGAAATCAGGAATCCAGTCCATAAACGGTCGCTTCGTGAGGATCTCGACCTGCGGAACTCCATCCGCACGGTATCCCGCGACCGCGATGTAGCTCATTTTGCCATCTGCCGAGGTGTCAACCCCCACAACGAGCGGAGAACTGGGGTCGATCTCCCCGCCGGGGGAGAGACACGCGTCCAGATCCTCCTGTTTGAAGGGTCCATCCGCCGCCATCGCTACTCGCTGGCACAGAACCTCCGCACGGAACTTGTACTCCGGTACGCCTTCCTTACCCTGGTCGCCAACCAGGGCGACCGTTGCGGCAAGTTTACGCTCTGTAGGACCAAACGGGTACCCCAACGAGGGGTTTGCCGCTGCCCAGCCATCCCTGTCGTGGATGGGCGCGCCCTCAGGTGCGGAGTACTCAAACAAGCCAAACGTAATCTCGTGGTGTTGCGCCCATTCCTCTGGCGTACCCCCGCCGGCATCGCAGCAAT